TTTATGGACTTTGCAAAAAGATACATGAATGAAACAGTTCCACCTTATACATCTATAAAAGCTCAAGGTTTAAAGATGGCTAAAGGTGATAAAAAAGAAATAGGTTTATTTAAAAAGTATGCCGTTAAAGTAGATAGATCAGTTGAAAAGAATTTTGAAGCAGAACTTGCTAAGAAAGACAGGATTTGGATTGTTGCAAAGTATGCAGCAACTTTTGCATCATACCTATTGATAACCAATAGAGGACCTAAAGCAGATAAAGTTATAAATGCTATGGTCAATTACGCCGCATCTACTTCGGAAGATGCATGTATTCACATCGTTGTAAAGGAGGGGTAATGTCTAACATAGTTGATTTTAATAAACAAAAAGCTAATCCATTTCTAGTTGCAAATGGTGCAGCATCACGCGTAGAAAAGAAAGGCGCTTTCTGGGTGTTCAGTCTCAGGCTATCAGATGACGACATTAGAGAGTATTCCTTTACTAATAGAGATAAAGCTTATTTAATGAGAGGAGTTCTCATTGAACATCTCGAAAACAAACTAAGGATGAAAGTAGTCAATGTATGAGTATAAAGTAAAACTAGTTCGAGTAATTGATGGCGATACAGTTGATGTCGATATTGATTTAGGTTTTGATGTTTGGTTGAGAAATCAAAGAATCAGGCTATACGGTATTGACACACCAGAGTCAAGAACATCAGATGACGTTGAAAAGATATATGGTAATCTAGCAAAAGACTTTTTAACAAAGTGGACAAATGCTGGTGAACTAATTCTTAAAACATATAAAGATGATGCAAGAGGAAAGTTTGGAAGAATCCTCGGCGAACTTTGGTATGGTAAAGAAAACAACATCAATCAACTACTAGTCGACAATCATCATGCCGTAAGGTATCATGGTCAGTCAAAAGAAGAAATAGAAGAAGGACATCTGGCTAATCGTAAAAAACTTGCAGAGCCTCATGTCGTAACAGCAGTAAAAGCATTGGATAACTAATGAAAAGTTTCGGCCAATATATTAAAGAAGAAAAAAACACACATATGACTCATATTGAAGATCAAGTTATATATGGTGGTGTAAAAGGTGCAAGAGACGCGATACTTGGTCTCAGATCTTTAAGAGATATGTTGGCTGGCAACTCTGCAAAATCAACCGATGTTACAGTTAAATGGGATGGCGCACCTGCAGTCTTTGCTGGAAAAGATCCAAGGGACGGTAAGTTCTTTGTTGCAAAGAAAGGTGTGTTTAATAAAACGCCAAAGGTTTATAAAAATCATGCAGATATTGATGCTGACACTAGCGGTGATCTATCAGATAAGCTAAAGGCAGCATTTGATGCATTAAAAGGTGCTGGTATCAAGAATGTGCTTCAAGGCGATATTATGTTTACGAAACCAGAGCTTAAAAAAGAAACAATTGATGGTGAAACCTATATAACATTCCATCCTAATACAATTGTATATGCCGTACCTGCTAAATCTGATTTAGCTAAAAAAATACTATCTTCAAAAGTCGGTATAGTATTTCATACAGAATATACAGGCGGAAGCTTTGAAGATATGAAAGCATCATACGGGCCGAATGTGGATAGCTTAAAAAATCTAAAAGGTCTATGGGCAGATGATGCTAACTTACGCATGGTAGGATCAGCCACACTAACTGAAAAAGATACTAAAGAAGTTACAAAGGCGTTATCATTGGCCGGTAAGATATTTCAAAAAATTGCAGGTTCAACACTCAGAGAAATTGAAAAAAATAATGATTTTGCAAAAGTTATAGAAACACACAACAACAAATATGTAAGAGCAGGCCAGAAGGTAACTAATACTTCTCGGCATGTAGATAGTTTAATTAAGTTTATAAATGATAAGTTTCAAAAAGAAATCGACAAAAGATCTACACCTGCAGGTAAATCAAAACAAGTTGATGCAAGAGATAAGATGCTTAAATTCTTTTCACCAAGAAATAAAGCTAATCTTAAACTTGTTTTTGACCTACAAAATGCTATAGTCGATGGGAAGCTAAAGATTATAAATAAACTAGATAAGCTATCAAATATGAGTACCTTTGTTAAGACTAAAAATGGCTTTAAGGTAACCGGTGTAGAAGGTTATGTCGCCATTGATAAACTTAAAGGAGGCGCAGTAAAATTAGTTGATAGGTTGGAGTTTAGTACTAATAACTTCAGCCCTAATGTTATAAAAGGCTGGGACACACCGTCCCGATCCTGATGGAAAGAGCGGAAAGTATATGCTAAAGTTTAAACAGTACTATCACATGAATGAGGATGAGGTCAATGAACTGTTGACTATCCAACAACGTGTGAAGTTAAAACAAGCAATAAGACGCAACAAAGCCAAGATACAAATGGGTGCAAAACGCGCCAGGAGAAAAATTGCCGATCTCGATACTCTTAGAAAACGTTCAGTCAAGCAAGCTAAGAATGTATTGATTAAAAAGTTCTTAAAAAATAAGAGTAAACAAGATTTATCTTATGCAGCAAGAGGTGCATTGGAAAAGAAAATGGCAAGGCCTGGTATTAAAAACGCAATCCAAAGATTGGCTAAGAAACTACTTCCAAGTGTTCGCCAGAAGGATCGCAATAAGTTGAGAAAATCTGGTGGACAAGATGCTAAATCTTAAAAGTTTTACTCAATACGTAAATGAAGGTACTAAAGATGTAACTATTGCTTGGGGTAGATTTAATCCTCCAACAATAGGACATGAAAAGCTACTTACTGCAGTTGCAAAAACTGCAAGAGGATCTGCATATAAGATATACGCATCTCAATCAGCCGATCCTAAAAAGAATCCACTTCAATATAAAGACAAAATCAAGTATATGCGTAAGATGTTTCCAAAACATTCGCGCAATATTATGATATCTTCAAAGATTAGAACTATTATGGAGTTATTATCATCACTCTATGATCAAGGTTTTAATAAAGTTACTATTGTTGCTGGAAGTGATAGAGTAGCCGAATATGAAACATTAGCAAATAAGTATAATAAAACTAAAGGCCGTCATGGTTTCTATAACTTTGATGGAGGAATAAATGTTGTTTCTGCAGGCGTAAGAGATCCTGATGCCGAAGGTGCTACAGGCATGTCAGCCTCCAAGATGAGAGCAGCTGCTGCAGATAATGACTTCCAAACATTTTCAAAAGGTCTACCTTCTGGATTTAGAGAAGGACAAAAACTTTTTAATGATGTTCGTAAAGGAATGAATCTCAAAGAATCATATAAGTATCGCCAACACATAGAACTTGAAAAAGTATCAGATGAAAGAGAAGAATATATTGAAGGTAGTTTATATGACGAAGGAGATTTAGTAGTAATTAAAGAAACACAAGAAATAGGTAACGTCTTACAACTTGGAACCAATTATCTTTTGATTGAAACTTCAAATGGAAAATACAGATATTGGCTAGATCAAGTTGAACCACTTGAAGAAAAAGATAGAAGGCCAGGTCAAGATCCAGATATTAAGGATAGACCGGGCACACAACCTAAACCATATTATGGAAAAGACGCTAAAGGAAAAAAGATGTCTAAATCGACTAAAGCAGCTCGTGATAGACACTTTAAGAAGGGTGCAAAAATGGATGATGATAATCCAGCGGCATATAAACCTGCTCCTGGAGATAAAGGCGCAAAGACACGGCCATCAAAGCACACTAAAAAATTCAAGAAAATGTTCGGGGAGGATAACGTGGAAACATTTAAACAGTTCGTCGCAGAGGCTGATGTCACGGCTGCTTTGAAAAAGAAGGCAGAAAAGTCTGGCATGCCTATGGGAATATTAAGACAAGTTTTTAACAGAGGTGTTGCTGCTTGGAGAACTGGTCATAGACCGGGTACTAATCCAACACAATGGGGTTTGGCAAGAGTCAACTCATTTGCAACAAAATCTTCAGGTACTTGGGGAAAAGCAGATAAGGACCTCGCAGCTAAAGTGAGGGGAAGCTAATGAAAAATTTTAAAGAGGTATATGAATTAGGTACTGACGCATATACAAAACACACAAAGAAAATGACACCCGGCCAAAACGAAGGTTATGAAGGTGAAGTAACAAAGATCCTATCAAAGAAAGGAATTGATGCTTACTTTAAAAATGGTAAGCTCATGGTTTCAAAGAGAGATAAAGATGCTGCAATGAAAGCATTAAAGAAAAAATCTCATAAAGTTGATATGCCAACTATTCAGGTTGAATCAGAGCATGTTACTCGATATGGTGATCATTGGAAAGAAGCCGCAGATGTAGGTTATATTGATGAGAAAAGAAAGATGATGAAGAAGGATCCTATGGATCGTTTGAAAAGACTTACACCTACACAAAGAGCTGCATTGGCACGAGCAGATAGAACAGCTCAACCAAAGAGTAAAGTATCACTTGCTAAAATGCCAGAAGAAGTAGAACATATTGAAGAGTCTAGCAGTTTTAGAGGAACACAGCACGTTCAACTTACCAGATATGCTGGAAGAGGCGGACTAGGTATGCAGATAACTCAAATTAAAACAATGCCAGGAATGGAAAGAAGACTCACAGGTGCATACGTAAATATGCCGATGAAAGATGTTCCAAAACTAATAAAGTCTTTACAAAGAGCTTTTAAAGCCGACATAAAAGATCCAGGCGATGACGTATAATGAAAACCTTTAAGTCATATATCAACGAAGAAAAAATCCTTGAGCTCAATGATAAAGAGTTTGATGAGTATGTTGCTACGTTAAATGATAAAGAACTTGAAGAACTTACTGAATTCATTGGCGGCATTGCAAGAACTGCTAAGAAGGTACTTACTCTCCCCGTAACAGTACCTTACAGAGCAACTAAAGCAGTAGCCAAAGGTGTAAAGAAAGTAGCAACATCTAATCCTGTAAAGAAAACTGGATCACTTATTGCAAAAGGTGCTAAAGCAAGTGTTGTTAATAAGAAAGGCAACTTTCGCTTCAGTACTGCAGGAAGAGCCGATTCTGCACAAGCCAAACTAGCCAGACTGAAGAAGGCAGCTGCAGATCGTCAAAGACTTGCAAAAGCAAAAGCCGGTATCGCAAAGATGAGGCAAAAGCCAAAGGATACTAAACCAAAACTTGTTAAATCTGACACAAGTGATAAACAAATGTTTGTATATCATATCCGAGATAGTAAACAAAAAGAAGGTAATATACATGCAAGAAGTCAGATTGAAGCTCAGGTAAAAGCAAAAGATAATGGTTTTGTTATGCCAATGTCTGTAACTAACAAAGGAGTGTATGATGGTAAGTCTTAAAACTTTATTAGAAAAACTCGGTAGAGATGCAACAGCCGGTGATTATGTAAAAGATTTTAGAAAATCAGATGCACCTCAGTTCAAAGGCAAGTCTAAAGAGAAAAGACACAAAATGGCAATTGCAGCATACCTTGACGCTAAAGACGCTGAAAAGAATGAAAGGATCTCAACAGTAGACGTTGATCAAAAGAAGCGTGACTTAAAGGTTGCAAGGATAGATAAAAAAATAAAAGATCTTAAGA